TAAAGACGACCATATACAATGATTTAAGTCTTTCCGACTAACCTCATCACCATCAGCAATGTCATCAAACACCTGAATACAAGCGTAAAGATCACACAGCCAGTCATTGGCGTCTTGAGGTAATTCTAATTGTTTGAAAATATCTTGTAACATGATCTACCTTCTTTAGTGGCTGTTGGAAGTCCGTTACTCAACGGAATCATTATAACATATTAATCTCTTATATCAAGCTAGGTTATTACGCGGCCTGAAACACGTATATTAAGGCTATCAGACGCGCTTGCAATACCGCTTAAGAAACTAGCGGCGCTCATTACATGTCCTGTTAATTCAGGGCATAAGTAAGACTCACCTACCCGTATATCTTTAGACTTTATCAAAACAGTCTTATTGTCAGCAGACACACCGCTAGGGATGATACTTAAACTGAAATTTAACACCGCGCCTGAAATATTAGTTACCGTCACTGCGTCTATAATTGTCACAGAACTTGCGGTAAATAAAGCGGCTTCCGTATTAGATATATATCTATCTTGTAATAATACTGTTGCTGTTACGGTCATTTAAAAACTCCAATAATTACGTTTAAATCAATATCTACTACATTATTACTGCCTGTTAAATTATCAACATACATTTCAATATAATCATTCTCTTGTAGCTCAACTAAAGCATTAGAGCTAAGACCTTCTGCTCGACCCCCCGCGTTGGCTGTACCCAAGCCCCTAGATTGATTTATAACAGTCCCATTTTTTGCAACAAATAAAGCAAGTTCATTATTATTGTTAGATGATAGAGCAGCGGTTGCAGTAACTTGGAATATCCGCGCCACACCCCCCGTATATGTCATTCTATTGTTTGAATGAGTAAACCTTTGGGTTATCGGATCGTCAGTAGTTGTCCCTAATATCTTAGTAGGCGTTCCAGACGTTGTAGGTGTCACCGTAGCGTTACCAATCATGTAATAATTAGCTACTTCCGTACTGTTATTGATCCCAATATTATTGGAAAACATAGCTTTATTATCATCATATTGAACACCGTCAATAAACGTACCACCACCCGAAAAATTACAGCTATCAAGAATATAGCCCTCTATGGGTATAGTTGCAGAAGGACTAACCTCAATCGCAGTTGAAGTAGCAGCGCCAGCAATCAATGCGCTATAAATAATTCTAAATCTTCTTGTTACCGTTGCACTACTTGGAAATATAATAGTTGTTTCATTTGGAACACCAAGAAAGATCGTATTTTCAAATCCGATTGTCCCTATCGTGCCATCAAAAGACATATTAGCACTATTAAGGATGCCGAGCGTATCAAAGATAGCATTGTCATAATCCTCCATATTACCAATAGTAGGGCAATTAACGAAATTAACCTTGTACCAATCAATAGCCTGCCCAATTGACCCGCTTAAATCATAGACATGAACATCATAAAACCCAATATTAAATAGAGACATTGTTTTATCGCTTGTTATAAGCGCACCCACAAGCCCCGTTGATGTTAACTTGCAATTCTCTGGGCTAGACCCCATAAACACCGTGTTCGCAGCACCTATAAACCTGTCACCTTCAAGGTCTACATCAGCAGTCACGAAATAAGTAACATTATCTAACAAGGTTATTACACCGCTTACCGCAGCAGGGAAATCATACTTATCAGATACAAAAACAATCTGCCCTAATTTGAGTGAGCGAATGTCGTCTAGTTTTTGATCTATTAAAGAACCGATACGACCCATTTGAAGCGCAGAAATAACACCGTCCTGAATAGCACCTTCAATAGACGTAATATCATTAGGCAATATCTGACCAGATGATCTAAATAGCTCTTCAAATAACTTTAATAAGCGGTCATCATCCTTAACTAAATTCTGTAATTGCTGTCTTGTTGGTGGGTTAAAGGTTGTCAAAATGCCAATGCCTCCAACGTACCTTCCAATCGTGCAATAGAGATATGCGCGTCAGATGAACCAAAGAACCTGTGAGTCCGCCAGCTCTTGAATCTTCCATTCTTTCTCCATGCAATACGCTTGTTGCGCTCCCCAATTTTACCCACATCAACAGACCGCGCCTTTGACCAAGTAATCCCGTCATTGCTATACTGTGACGTGATAGCAGGATTCGAACCAAGAGCAACAGAACCAGTCAAACAAACAAGCTCTAAGTCCCATACGATAGCACCCTTGCCACCGTTGTAAATTAATGTAGTGCCAAACTCCCACTTAATCTCATCACCATAATGACTGCCAACATCTGTCACCAGCTCGCCTATTCTTGAAGAGATAGGATCACCCGCAATCCACTTATTATAAACCCATACCAATCCACGCGCAGGATATTGAGTAGGTGTTAATATGCCGCCTGATAAATAGAACCATACGAATGTCCCTAACGCTTGAGATGTAGCCGCATCAAAAACTATTGTTTGGTCAGGTAGATGTATCAGAAGCCAATCATGGGACTCGTCCTTTTGAGCCTCAATTACAATATCCGACAAATCATCATAGCTCTTTAAAATCTTATCAATTTCCTGTGTAGATATTTTGTTTGCAATTCCAGACAATCCTAAATATACAGCAGGGCTTTCATTACGGCCTCCGCCTACAAAAGCTATTTGATTATTAAACACGACAGCAGCATGAGTACCGACCGCGCCCTTTTGTATCTGCGCACCTGTTATTCTAAAGAAAGGAAACTCAACACCACCAGCCAGATTATTAAAGACCTCGATTGAATGCTTATTTATAGCATAAACTTCATTTCGTAACTCTAACACCGTCACGATAGGATCAGGATCAATCTCTGAGCTACCATAACGAAACGGAAGGACTGAGAACGGATCGTTAAGCTCTGTAACAACCAAGAACTCTCCGTCCGTTGTCATAAAGTAGCCATCAATCCAGATGAAAGATAATACTATCCCTAAATCAGGATCAGTGTTTTGTGTTAGCACCGTACCGTCATATAAATAAAGTCTCCCGCCAGATGAAACACCCAAATAATCAAAGGAATAATCAAAGTCACAATATCCGCCAGAGCCAACATCTCCGATTACAGTCACCGATCCATCAGATGCAATCTTGATTAACTTAGTTCCTGAAACCCTGTATAGTTCATCATTCCAAGAGATACCCCCTCGGTCATCACCCTCACCAGTAGCAAAGGAGCGAACACCATTAGCAGGGCGCAAGTAGCCCTTAGAGATACCTTGCTCTTTAGGGACTGGAATCATATTGCGAGGATAAGCAGTTCTAAAACTTGGCTCACCGTCTGTATATATGCCGTTTAATATTTGGAATTGTGTCATTTATGTAAAGGGATAATATGTGTTCTTATATCCCGCGCCTTTAATTGTTCCGCTTGACTTCATTGTCACCGATCTAACCGAACGGCCAACGAACCGAATATATGATTTCTCTGCTTCTGTTGTGGTCTTTGGTAGAACCTGCTTACCTTCACCCGCTGCAATCAACGTAGCAAGGTTCAAATACATGGCGCGATTACCCTCATCAGCAATATTTGTAGGGTCATCCAGATCACCAGAGGTCTTAGTATCAGGGAAAGGGTATGTGTATGCGATAACGGTGTTAATCTGTCCCCATTCCGCCATCAAACTATCAAGAACATACATAGCATTCTGTAACTCTTCTGGCTGCACATCGAAAGTATAACCAGCTAGGCCAATCTCTGTATATGCTTGCTCTATTACCTCTCTCTTTGTCCAGCTCATTTGCTTTCCTTAGCTTCTTTATTCGCTGCTCTCGTTGCTAACATCTTAGCCGTCTTGGCTTCCCTAATATCATCAGGGGACAACCCTTTATGAGCATCAGCGGGACTGTCAGACCAACCCTCAGCCTTGGATTTATCAACATCACACTCGTCAACAATAATATAATCAACCATTAGATCATGGAGTTTGTGGTTAGTGCCTTTTTTATATAACATTACAGTCATTTGTTTTCCTTTGAATTGATTATGATGAGGGCGACCGTTATAGCCGCCCTCACTTAGATTAAGTTTGGTTCGGTAAGATAATCCCGCAACGCTCAGGCTGCAACACAGTGGCCGCATAAAGAGTTGTGAAACGTACTGTTGTAACCGCTTTTAGATGATCAAATTCATAAGACATAATCAACGGAACACCATTTTTAGTATTAGCAGTCATAACCTTTGCGCCCTCATCTGTCGGGAAAGCAAGTTTACCATAATCAAGAGATACAGCATCCTCACCCCAGAACACATTCACAGGGTTGTCAGCGATATTAAGGAACGTAAGTGCAGCACCACCCGCAGATACAGCGGTTACATTCTGATATGGCCCAGTTGCGATAATCGCAGGACTAATAATAAGAGATGCAGTACCGCCACCAGAGACAATACGGAATGTCATTGGTTGGTTGGTGTCTGTCTTGTCAATATTATGAACAGCATTAATACCTGCAATACTAAAGGCATCGCCATTCTTAGTATTCGCAATATTAGCACCAGATACACTATAAGCCATTTGACGGTTATCAGTTGGTACGTCACCCGTCATTGCTGTAACTGTGTGAGATTGCGAACCGTTTGAAGTTGTCCCTGATACAGTACCAACAGCTATTAGATTAGCTTGGTTATCTGTGCGGAACGTTTGGAAGTTTGCAATATCTGGAACTTGTGAGCGATCATAAGCACTCTTTGACCAGTCGGTCATATAAGCACGATTTCCAAGGTCTTTAATTACATCCTTATAATCAAAAGGATTCATAAACAACTTTGAACCAGCAGGAGAGATACCGCGTGATAACATAACGGCCTCAGCTTGCGCGGCATCTTCCCATGATAGGGCAGCGGCTGATGTAACAACCATGCCAGCACGGTTAGCAATAACACTATATAGATTTTTATCAATCTCAGCAGCTAGACGTTTTGAAGCTGCTTGACCTGATTTAATCATGTGTTGCTCATCACGCATTTCTTTTGCGTTTAGTTCCCAAATAATATTATCTGGCTGTCTATAAACTGTTGGAATTTGACGTTCAATCAAGTCAGTTTTAGAAGCACCTGAAACATCAAGACCAGTCACAACATTCATGTGGTAATCTTGAGGGCGGTAAAACGTATCACCCGCACGTTGCATTGATTCAGGGCTTGGAAAGGTTGTTGCTACTGCTTGCGAAATAACGCAATTAGCATCATAATCTTCCACATAGTTCTCAAACATAATCTCGAGGTCTTTTGTATTTTGATTAGCCATGATAGACTATCCTTTCTTCTGCTCGCGCTTGGCTGCGTAATACGCCGTATAATTGCCTGTATTTTGCGCTTGCTCTTTAAGTTTTTCAATATTCGCACCCGCAGAAGAGGAGGAGTTACCCCCTAGCTTGCTTTCAGGTACGTTCTTAGGTGTTCTTTTCGGTGTCATTTTCATGGAAGATTCCAATTTCTGCGCTGCTACTGCGAATAAGATATGATCGGTAATTTTAGATAGTTCCTCTAACCGCTTAGGATTAGAGCCTAGCCCTGCAACTAACTTTGCAGTGCCATCACCAAATGAATGGATCAAGATTTTAACCTGAGTCTCAGAAAGCTTGCTCTTTACTGCGGCTTCCGCTTCCTCAAATTCATCTTGATTGAAAGCCTTCTTTGCTTCGGTATAAGCATTACCTTTTGCATCAAAGCTTTCTTGATCCTTAATCTTCTTATCTTCCTCTTCCTTCTCGGATGATTCAAACTTGCGCTTGCTATCATTCCATTCAGAAAGAGCATCAGAGAATTTGTCCTCGTCATAATCAGAACCTTCAAAAGTAGGTCGCGCACCGAGGGGCGTCTCATCATCGGTTTTAACATTCGCCTTCTTAAATTCTTTAATTGCTTTGGCTTGTTCTCTATTCGTCTTACGTAAATGACGAACTAAATCAGTATCATGTTTCTCTTCTTCCTCTGGCTTATCGTCACCAAAGGTTATCGAAACTTCTTCCTGTTCAGCCTCTTGATTATCATCAGCAGCCTCATCATTGGCGTTATCCGCTTCTAATGGCTCTGCCTCTAACTCTTCAAGTTCTTTAATTGCTTCTTCGCTCATATTACACCTTTACACATCCTATAGGGCGGACGGATTCCCGTTACTCGTTACATTTGGGGCTGCAACGGACTGCCCTTGAAGCCTTTCAGCTTCTAATTCTCTCTCCAAGGCTATCGCTTGGTCTAAATCTTGTCGTTCGATACCCGCTAGTTCTGATATTGTTTCAGCTTCGATCTTGCCAGTATCAGCAATTGATTTCTGTGTATCAGCCTCAGCTTTTCTAGCTAATGATTCAGCCTTATCAGCCTCAGCTTTTAAGAATATGTTCTCAGGGCTTGGCTGTGCCGCTTCTGCTTCTTGCTGGGCTTCCTCTAAGTCTTTCTCAGTAGGCTCACCAATACCAAGTTTTAATAGTTTCTTGCGGTTATATTCTTTAATATCCTGAATGCCTTCGCCTTCCATATTCTCTAGCGCCATAGCACCGAGGATAGTCAGTGTCTCTTGGTCTTGAGTTATACT